GCTAATAACTTCCAGTCTGCACGAGAGCGTCAAGACGCTGTAAGAGATGCTAGGATTAGCTACGCTGAACAAGTTTCTACACAAGAGTCTCAGGGGGTGGGTGGCTCCTCTGCGGGACAAGGGGCTCTCTCCAGTACTTCTAGTCAAGCTAGAGGTAATCTTAATTTCATGGACCAGTATAACCTGCTCATGGACCAGGCTGGGGCTTCCATTGGTAGGGCTAACAGATACGCCTCTAAAGCCAGTGAGGCAGGCTCAGTTGCAAGTCTTGGCTTTTCCGTGTTCGGGGCAGCAGGCGGGTTTGGAGCATTCAAGTGACAGATAACATTAACGGCATTGCCGGAGAGACTCTATTCACTGGAATTAGTGATAATATGGAGCCTCAAGGTCAGGAAGTAGCAACCCAAGCTAGTCAAGCTAGGGAGGGTTATACTCTTGCCTTGGCTAATACAGACGTGTCTGAGCCTAATGAATACTTAAATAAAATTGAAGCTCTTGCTAAACAATATGGGGCTTTGGGAGACAAGCTTTCGACTTTGAATGACCGTAAGCAGATGGCTTTTGAAGACCAGAAAAAAAGAGCACAAGAGCTTATTCGCCTTAAGAATGACCCGCTTGTGACCCCTGAAATGCGAGAAGGAGCCAACAGAGCGGCTGACTATGTTCTTAGCGAAGACTTGAAAGCTCTTTCTAAGTACTCTGCTGAAAGTAGAGCTGTAGATAAGTTGATGTCTCTCGGTGCTGCAGACCCAGTTCAAGCTCGCGTGTTTGCTGAGAACTTTAAGACGCCCGATGTTCAAGCCCTTTACAGAAACAAAGCTATGGTCTCCATGGCCCTCCAGAATGTTGTTTCTAGGTTTGCTGAAGACAAGGAGAGCCAAGGCATTGCTGCAGATATTCTAGACTTTGCAGGCATAATTTTTGGAGAGATTGCAGCTATCCCAGGCGCGTTAGCAAAGACTAATGTTACTGATATTGTTGAAGACTCACTGGCTAAAAGGCTTTTGAGCCCCGGCACCTCTATGCAAAATCAAGTGAGTGCTCTCTACTCGATGGACCCTAAAGAGGCTGTGGAATACATTAATAGTGACTTGGCTAAAGACGTTCTTAGTAAGAACACCTTCTTTGGCTACACAAACAGCACGTCAGCCCTAGTGTCTGCTTCGTCGTTTGAAGGGTTTAGCGACTATGATGCTAAGTTTGAGAATATAAATCAACTTGTAAACATTGCCACTGTTCCAGGGGTACTCGCTGCAGGTAAGGTTGTAAAGAGCGGAACTCTTGGACTTACAACTATGTTGGCAGGTAGAGGTAATGTCCGAGAAGCAGTGACTAGAGCAATGGTTACCCTGCAACAAGAGGGTGGCAGTGCTGCTGCTAAGACAACGGGTATGCAGGCTGATGAGATTATGTCGGCTGCAGTGTCTTCTTCTGCAGATACATTAAAGGTTAATCCTGGCTTTTCTGTTGGAACTTACGTAGATTCTGTGCTACGGAAGGCTGAGGAGTTTGCAAAGGACCTTGGTAACCTTGTTAAACCTGAACGGCTAAACCCTGAGGAGCTTGAGCTTGCAGAACAAGCCGCTGTTGATTCTGTTAAGAAGCGCTTAATTATAGAGCCAATTGACATTCACATTAAGGACACACGCCTCACTACTGGTGGAACTATTAGTAGAGTTGTAGCTGTCTTTGGAGAGGGCGAAGCCACGGCTGAGGAAGCTATTAAATACGCAAGAGCTCTTGGCTTTGGTGATGCACAGGCTGTACAGAAGCTAGGGGATAGACTAACCTTTGTAGAAGAGTTTGGCTTCAAACCCATTAAGAACCCCAAGGATACGGGTACAAGCACTTTAGCTTTGGCTGTTTCTCAAGAGGGCGGGCTGCCCCTTGGGGCACTTAGGGACCCCTCTGGGCGATGGTTTGCTAAAGTTGAAGTGGATATCTCTGAGACAGGGTTTCGCACTAACAACCTTAAACTTCCTAACTATTCTTTGGCAGGTAGATGGCTTGGCTCTGGCAGAGGCTTGTCTGATGCTCAGCTTGCAGATATTGCAGAGCTTGGTCTTGCTGGTCAAAGAGAGTACTCTGATACGTTTAGACAGTTCTTTGAACCTTTCAAAAGCCTAGGTAACACTGAGAAGTATCACTTGCAAGAGGTTATTCGCTGGGGTAACCTCGAAGGCAAGTGGCTAACTGATGATGAGTTCCTATTTACATATGAAAGGTCGTTTAAAGACGGTAAGGGAAAGAGCCCCGAAAAGGCTTTGACTGCGTACAGGTCTTACAGGGACTACAACGACTTTGAGTGGGCTTTGCTTAACGACACTAAGTACGAAAACCTCTCAAAGGAGGGGTATTCAACTGTGAACTTTGCTAACGATAAGGTTACCATCCTTGACCAAAACGCTGTTGTTAAGGAAGATTGGAAGAAGATTTCCGACACAGGCGATGAGAATTATCGTGTTTACGACGTAAGTAACGGTGTTCACTATCACAAAGATAGGAAGCTAACAGGGGATGAGCTCGCTCAATACAAGGACACAGACTATGTTCTTGTAAAGACTGAGTTTGCTCAACAGATGCAAGACGGGACTTACGTTCAAAGCTTCCTTATTAAGAAAAGTGACCTAAATCAAAAACCTTTGAACAGGGTACAGGTTGGCTACTCAGAGGGCGGCCACCGTATTTACTCTGATAAGTGGTTTGTTAAGCAGGCTGTACGAAAAAGTCAAAGCGACACGGGCCAGCAGGTTTTCCTTGCGCCTAACACTTTTATTGCGGCTCCGTCCAAGGCGGCGGCTACTAAGTGGGCTGAAACTATGGACGCTGCAAGAGAAGCAATTCGAGCAGGCGGAGGGAAGAGCGAAGTAGACGCCATCTTTACAGGAGCTGGTCGTAAGGGTTATCCCGATGCCGATGAGTTTATAGAGGCAGTGGAAAAAGGTGACATCCCTATTGATGAAAAATTTGAAGTCGTATTTGACAGAGAGATGCCCAGCTCATATAGCAATGCTGGTGTGGACCCTCGTTCGTTCCTCGACTCGTCTGCTAACGAAAACAGTCAGGCAGGGCTTTTGAGAACTCAAGGGCGACTTTTCTACAGCGGCAAGGGTAAGGTTTTGTCTGACCATATGGGTGAGACGGCGGCTGTTGTTGACCCTTATCGCATGATGGAAATGTCTATGAGGAACGCTTCAAGAACTGTAGGTATGAATGAGTATCGAGTTCAAGCTATTGACCGCTGGTTCACTTCGTTTAAAGATAAGCTAGACTTGCGTAGGACGACTAACGCTAGTGCGTACGAAGCCTTTATGCACGGTAACATTGATTCAAGCGTACCTATCGCTGAGCGAGCACAGATTGAAGCCCAACGGGAGACCATTAAGCGGACTCTTGGGTTCCAAAGTAACTACGATAGAACTATGTCTGATTTTTCTAGACAAGTTATGGAGTGGGTGCAAGGGGACGCTGAAGCGGGACTTAGGGTAAACCTTGGTAAAACTACTCAAAAGGTTGTTAACGAAGGTCCTTTGTCCAACTTTGTCCGTGGCTTTGTGTTTGATACTAAGCTTGGCCTATTCAATCCAGCACAAATTTTCCTTCAGCTTTCAACTGCATTTACTGCTGCGGCTTTGAGGCCCCAGAACTCCTTGCAAGCTGCCTTGACATATCTACCTTTACGTGCTATACTCTATCGTACAAGAGGTCAAGGTATTAGTCAAGTTGATGACATTGTTCAAGAAGCTGTTTCTAAGGCCGACCTTAACCGTATTGGATTTTCTAGCTCTGAGGAATATTCTCAGTTCTTGAAGTTTGCTGCGGCTAACGGTAGGTTTAAGTTTACTGCAGAAGATACTATTGTTGCTAACTTCTCTAGCTCAAGCGCTTACGGGACTTTTGGCAACAGTGTAGAAAATCTCCGCCAAGCTGGCCGTATCTTCTTTAACGAAGGGGAAATGGTAAACCAGCTTTACGCTTATCATTTGGCGTGGAAAGAGTCGAGAGAGTTGTTCCCTAACTTGGCTGTAGACTCTCAAGCTTTCCTTGCTAAAGTTACAGGTAGAACTGAGGACTATTCACTACGTATGCTTACAGGTTCAAAGGCTAAGTGGCAAGAGAGTGGCCTAAGTGCCATTCCTTTCCAGTTCTTTGCCTACCCTCTTCGTATGCTTGAAGCTTCGGGAGTGCTTGGGCAGGGCCGTTCGGCCTTTACAAGAGCACAGCAAGTTAGGCTTGTAGCGGCTCAAGTTGCTTACTTCGGTATCCCAGGTGTACCTTTTGTTCAAACAATAACTGATGCTATGTCAGCTTCTTCGGGCGAGACTCCTGAACTAGGGACAGCTTCAGGTTTGTTTGGAAGAGGCTTAGTGGATAATACAATCTACGCTCTAACTGGTGCTGATGTTACGTTGGGTAAGCGGCTTGCCGTTGGCTCATTTGTTGATGATTTATTTTCTGAGCTATTTGGTTACAGCCCTTATGGGGAAAACTCTGTTGTAGACTTTGCAGGTGGTGCGGCTTTGAGCGTGTTTGGCAACATCGGGGCTACAGCTTTGCAAATCCTTAAGTGGCAGACAGCTCTACTTGGAAGCGAAGAAAACATTAACGCCATTGATTTTGACTTGCACATGAACTTTCTGAGAGAGATTTCTACAGTCAATAGTGCAATGAATGGCTGGTATGCTTATAACTACGGCAAGTTAATGAGCCGAAAAGGTAAGTATATGTTCGACGTTGAACCTTCTCAAGCTGCGTTCATGGCTCTTGGGTTTAGGCCGGGGCAAGAGAACCAACTTAAAGCCAACTTTGCTTTTGCTAAGAATAAAAAGGAGCACATCGACTCTGCTGCTAGTGTTGTCCACAGGCTTCGGCAAGAGTGGATTGATGACCCGTCAAAGTACGAAGAAAATTTTAAGAAGGTTCAAATCTTTATGGCAGTTCAACCTAAAGAGTGGGTGCCTGAGATTAACCAAAAGTCTTTTCAAAGACTAGATAAATCTACGCTCCAAGGGTTGGACGAGAGAGTCACTAGAGATATTGAGATGCGTAAGGAACTAAATAATGGCTGATATTACTAACAGGCTGCCGACTACCCTTAATACTGTTAAGCGACCACTGCCCTCTGATATTGAGGAAGTGACGAGCATTGATTTGTTTGCAAGGGCTGGAAGCCGTGCTATTCAAGCTGCGGAAGAGTTTACCCGCGGCCAGCGTATTTATGAAAACCAGCAAAACTCTCAAAAGGCAGCCGAAGCTAAGAGCGCTAAGGACAAAGCCTCTAGTCAAGGGGCTCTTATTGCGGAGCTTTCTCTTAACAGTCACAGCGATGTTCTTGCTGCGCCTACCGAGGGCAACCAAGGGGGCCTTGGGGACACGTTTGTAGAGGTTAACGACTTTGGTAAACAACTGGCTTTGCTGAGAGAGGCTAAGTCTCAAGGCCGTATTAGTAACTCTATGTTCGATGCTAGAGTGTATCAAGTAGAGTCTAATATCCGTTCTAAGTACGGGGATGAAACTTTCCTTGCTTACCGAGAGCAAATGGGCAAAGTGGGCGGTGACCGTTCAATCCTGTCTACGTTTGATAGGCAGGTTACTGCTGAAGAGAACGAGTTTAAGCAGAAACAAGAGGTCGATGAAAAAGCTTACAAATATGGGTTTGAGCGCCTAGGGACTACAGCTGAGACTATGCCTAGAGCAGAAATCATTAGTTATGGAAGAGGTATGATGAAGGCAGAGGCAGACCTTGACACCTCTAGTAAGCGCCTTGACTTCGTTAAAAAGAACATGGACATTGACGAACAAACAAGAGAGTTTGAAGAGGTACAGGCTAAAGACGAAGCTTTAGGGGCTATTCGAGCGGGTTATCTTTTGGAGGTAGATTCGTCTCTTGGATTGCTTATGAAGGCTATTCCTGCCGGTCTAAGTGACACAGCTACTACAGAGTTTATTCTCACTAAGCTTCCTGAGCTACGTGCGGGTGAAGAGGCTTTTGTGTTGGGTATCACGCGTCATATGGAAGGGTCAGGGTTTGAGGCTTCTGAGATTGAAGATGTAATCAAGCCTAGAAGAGAGGCTTTTAACAACATGCTCAAGACTATTGAGGATGCTCCCACCATGGCTAAGCAGTCTCTAGACCTTATTCAAACGAAGTATAAACTGAGCGCTGCTAAGGCTATGCCGCTTTATACATCTTTGACGTCTTTGGTGGGACAGCCAGGAGCTTTGGCAATTCTTGAAAGAACTAGCCCGGACTTTATGAACAAGCTTATTAGAGAGTTCAATGATAACCTTGGGACTATTGACCCTAATAACTCAGCCTACAGCCAGATGGGTCGATTGTCTCTTGTTCTTGCGGGACAGCTAAGTGCTAACACTCTTCCTCCTGAGCAAGCTAGAGAAGCTATAAAGGACCTTGTGAACATAGTGCCAAGCATTGCTAAAGGGCTTGATGCCGCTGATGGTAGTGTTGATGCTTTTACTCTTAGCCGGGTTAAGAACGGCATCTCAGAGCTGTCAGTAGCTGCGACTAGTATAAACCCCGGAACAGGCTTTGCAGACATCTCTGCAGTGTCTCCTGCTCTTATAGGCCCGGACATCCTTCGAGCCTTTGAGAAGGGTCTTCAAGGTGCAGACTCTAGTGACTGGTCGAACATTGCCCAAACCAACAAAAAGGCTGCAGCGGCTATTCTCCAAACAGTTGTTTCGGACCCGTCGTTTAGAAACTTTGGTCTAAAATATAACTCGATGTCGGGCAGGTTTGAAGTCAATTTTAAGGGCTCTGCTGCAAGGTACAACGGTACTGGCACAGGCCCCAACACAAGCATGTTTACAGGGGTCCCTGGTAATTGGGAGAAGAGAGTTTCGCTTGCTAACCGGGCTCTCGACCATCTAGTTGCCTTTGACAGAATTCTTCCTGAGCAAAGCATTGGTACTCCTAAGGAGTCTAGGGCGTTCTTTGCAACAGGTCAGCTTCCCCCTAGCCTAACTAAAAGCGGAGACGCCGCTAAGGGGGCTAAGGAAGATGTTAAAAGAGCGGTGTCAGAGGTTCTCCAAACCTTTAGTAAAGGTGTGTCTCAGTTTGGTGAGCAAGTCCAGTCAGACCGCCCTACAACCTTTGACAAAATGATTCGTCAAGAAAGTCAAGGAAAACAGCTAGACAAGGATGGGAAGCCTTTAACTTCTTCTAAAGGAGCTATAGGGGTTGCGCAAGTCTTGCCTACAACCGGCCCTGAGGCTGCAGAGCTTGCGGGACTTGAGTGGGATGAAGACAAGTTCAGAACAGATAGAAAGTACAACATGGCCTTGGGGTCGGCTTATTTTGACCACATGAATACTCTGTTCCCTGATGATGAAGAGAAGGCTGTTGCCGCCTATAACGCTGGACCAGGTAGGGTTAAGGAACTAGTAGATAGGTTAGGGTCTAACTGGAAGACTGGTCTCCCGGCTGAAACTAAAGATTACTTAGAGAAAGTGTTAGGATAATTTATGTTAAGAGTTGGACCTAGAGCTATGGCCGGACTTATACACTTTGAGGGTTTGCGTCTTCGTGCGTACAAGTGCCCGGCAGATGTGTGGACTATTGGCTACGGTAACACCTACTATGAAGACGGTACTAAGGTGAAGGCTGGAGATGTTATCACAAAAGAAAGAGCATTAGAGCTTAAAGCTAACATCCTTGAAAAGGAGTTTGCTAGGCACGTTCGTAAATCAGTAGGGCCTATTCACACCACCCCTGCTCAGTTCGGAGCTATGGTCATGCTTGCCTACAATATTGGAATCGGAGGTTTTCGTAGGTCTCAGGTTCTACGTAATCACCTAGACGGCAATTGGAACAGGGCTGCAAAATCTTTTAGAGGATGGGTCAGAGCAGGGGGCAAGATTAGTAGAGGTCTTATCCGTAGGAGAGATGCTGAAGCTGCCCTTTATAGGGGTGATATTGAGACCTATGACAAAATGATCAGGTATGGCAAGTAGCTCAGATAAAATGAAAGAAGTCTCTAGGTTTCTGAGAGCTACGTCTTCGTGGTGGAGGCCTATTATTGGATGGGCTTGCACGGCTAACGCTTGGATTGTACTTGTTATACTACCTATAAATGGCGTTCACATAGCTGCTGAAGAGCTCTATGCTATGCTAACTTTTGATGCTCTTGTAGTAGGTATCCGAGGCTTTGAGAAGCTTAGAGCGAATGCCAACTACGGGGATATGAATATTAAGGAAAGCTATTACTATGATAATCCAAACAATCCAGGCTAAGGTAGCTGCAGCGCTGGTTATTGTTCTTATGTTGGTAGGTATATACTGGAAAGGGACTTTAGACGGCAAGGAAGGCGAAAGGGAAAAGTGGCAAAAAGGAGTTGAGATTACTCGTCAAGCTTACTCGGATGCCGCAAGAAGTGCCTTTGAACTAAGACAGCAGTTGTCTGAAAGAGCAAAACAAACGACTAAAGAAGTGATTAAAGAGGTTAAAGTCTACTATGAAACAAACCCTAATCCTATTTGCCTTGTTGAGTCTAGGAGCGTGTACGTCCGGGAAGGTCGCAGGGATATTACCCGCGCCTCTGGAAGCACAGATACTAGCCAATCCGACACCCCTTCCTGAGGTGCCTGACAAGGCTTTAACAGCAAAAGATGTTGAAGAGCTGCTCCTGATGGATGCGGCTTCTCTTGCTCAATGCAACATTGATAAAAAGAATCTTTTCAGAATGGGATGGCCAAATGACTAAGAAGAGTCCTGCGTGGCAGCGCAAAGAGGGTAAGAACCCTAAGGGAGGTCTCAACGCCAAGGGGCGGGCCTCCTACAACAAGAAAACGGGCGGGAACCTTAAAGCCCCCGCCCCTAAACCCAAGAACAAAAAAGACGCTGGTAGGCGTAAATCTTTCTGTGCTCGTATGCAAGGAATGAAAAAGAAGAATACAGGTAGTAAGGCAGCAAAAGACCCTAACAGCCGTATTAACAAATCACTCCGCGCTTGGAATTGCTAGTTAGACACCGCAGGTTCCACCACCTGTCAAGTCACAGATGTCTGCCCACTCTTCTGTATACTCCTGTCCACGTTTGTTGTGCGCTTCGGTGTAGGGTACCGAAGTAAGAGGCTGGCCACCACGAGCCCCGTCAGGATAACAGGTAAAGCCGCGCAAACGATGAGCGTACTTAGCAAGTGTTTTAGAGAAGTCTTCGACAGTGTTTTCATTGTTAAGCTCCGTTCCCCAAGCAGGTAGGTTAATGGTAGAACTAATCGACATATCTACGTAATCTTGAACATCTGCTTGGAAAGCAATGCGTCGTTCGTAGTCACTTGCAAGGTCAACTGCAGACTCAATAGAGTCGGGGTCGGCCCCATACATCTGAATTACTTGTTCGGCAGCACCGTCAACAACATATTGATAGTGCCACTTAATTCCCTTTAGGTATCGTCTCTTGTAGGCCACAGCAAACAAAGGCTCAATGCCGGTAGTTGTGCCTGCAAGGATGCCGATAGTACCTGTAGGTGCAATAGCTCTTTTAGCAACAGGCCTGCTAATTGCTAGGTGGTCAGCGAAAGAATCCCCAGCGGAGTCGCTGGAGTTTTTGTAGACCTCAAGCCAAGCGTGGAGCTCATCAACAACCTCGTACTTGTAGCCTCTGGCAATCAACCATTCGTGCATACCCATGATGCCAAGGCCTAGTCTACGGTTCTTTGCTCGGACCTCATATACCTTTTCGTAAGGAAGCTTAGCCCGAATTGTGCCGCAAAGGAGAAACTTAGTGGCGAGCTCAGTTACATCGACCAGAGTAGGTAAGTCAGGTATCCGAGAGAAGTTAAGGGAAGCAAGATTACAAACATCAGAATCATCTTCGGAAGTAACTTCTGTGCAAGCATTTCTAAGTGTTTCCTTTTCTTTGTCGTAGAAGTTAAACGAGAAGCCCGGCTCAGCGCCCTTGAGAGCTTGTCTCACATTAGCTTGGAAGACCTCTCCGTGGTTCCCTGTAGCCTTGTAGGCCTCTAGCCAAGCCGTGTCGTAATTAACACTGATGTTGGTCATATCCAAAGGACAAGGGAAGTTAAAGTCTTCCGCCTTGATGTCCCAAAGAGACTTACCAGTGGAGCCTACAGGATACTTGTCCCAATCTTTCACGTAAAGAAACTGCTCAATATCCGGGTGGGCGTGGTTAAGCGAGGCATAGATAGCAGAGCGCCTAGAGCCCCCTTGCATAACCCTTCGACCAATCTCGTTAATCATTTCCATCTTAGTGATAGGCCCTGAGGCTGTTCCCCCTGTGCGGCCTATAGCTGCACCAGAAGGACGGTACTCGGTATAGTCATTGCCAATACCCCCTCCTGTCATAAGGCACATCTCAGCTTTCCATGATAGATTAGCCCAGTCCTCTCTTGAGTCTTCCTCGGACTTTAGCAGATAGCAGTTGTTATAGAACTTGTTAGGGCGAGCGGCGTAGTAAAGGTATCGACCACCGGGGATAAAATACATTTTAATCATATATTGAGTCAAGCGTTCAACTTCGTCTTTAGACATCAACCCTGAACACACTTCATCAATAAGGGTAGCAGAGAGCTCGCTCCAAGTTTGAGCTCCTTCGTGGGCATACTTTTGTTTGAAAATATCTTCGCTGAACTTTGAACGGAACGGGGTATTATACAATTGTTTGAGCCTCCAAATAGTTACCCCACTGCTGCGCCATTGCTAGAGCAAACCCAGGGAAAGTTTGTGAACGAATTTTAGCCCTATCCTTTACGGAAGGGGGAATGTTGTACCAAGTAGGTAGTGACCGGCCAGACTTAGTTACGTGTCTAGGCTCCGGCTTTACTTTTAGCGTTACCTCTAGCTTAGGTAGGCCTTTGAGCCAGAGGCAGGTAGTCTTCTCATAGGGGTCTCCAAAGAAGTAGGGCTGGACAATTTGGTCTGGCTTTCTAATTTTTGAAGATATTACTGAGACTGGATTCTCTACTGCAATAGAGGGAATATCATTATACATTAAAGCTCGGACGAAGTCAAGAGCCTCGGCTTGCTCTTTTTCTTTTTTATAGAACCAGCGACTGCCTGATACAGCTAAGTGTGTACAAGGAGGGTGGGCAATCATTAAGTCCCACCCTAAATTCAGCACTTTTAATACGTCTTCTTTGATGTGAAAAGGCGAGTCGTCGTCTGCGTCTAAAATGTCACAAGAGAAAGCGTTGTGCCCGAAACTCCTAAAAGCCTCTCGCACAACGCCACTCTGCTCGCAAGCTACGAGTACATTAAGCATTAGTTAACTGAGTGAACCTCTTCGTTCTCGTCGCTGTCGTAAGCTTCTTCAAAGGCGGCAACAATAGCTTGAGGCATACCTTCGTGAAGGACGTACATAGGTTCGGCAAGGGAGAAAGAGTCTGTGTAAACTTTATCACCTTCTTCAGAGATAGTGAAGATAGCCTGTACCCCAAACACAAAGGGTCCGTTGTTAATGAAATTGACTTTCAAGTCAGTATTTCCAAGAACCCACTTAACTGCCTGTTCAAGGTGAGTAGTTGTTGGGTCTTCTGGAAACCTAATCTCAGGAAACATTTCAAGCTGTTCTTCAATTTTAGCTGTTTCGTTCGTATTCATCACGTGTTACTCCATATTTAATTTTAATCAAAATCTCTAAGTTGTGTATAGCTTTCACAAGGTCTTCAAGACCATTCTTGTCTTCAAACCGTGTGATGTATTTAATGGCATTAGCTTGACAGTAGTTAAGATTGTTTGCCATAGCGTACTCTACTGGCTGAATCTTATACTTCTTGTAGTGCTGACCGCCAACCTGTGAGTTGAGTGGGTCTTCACTCATCCCAAGGGTCCCCCTCATCGTGTTCATACTCTTCTTCGGGGTCAAACTCGTAGTCACCAAAGGTATCATCATAAAGGTCTTCGTCCATGAGCCATTTATCCTCAAATGCATCAAGAATTTCATCAATAGTAATGCCTACCATTTCTACAAACTCGCTTGGTTCGTAGCGGTCCTTTATAAGGTTTCGATAGGCTTCTTTGTCAATCACTTTCTTACTCACTTTAACTGTACTCTTTTCTTATAGTGTCAATACTAATCCATTGGTGCTCATAGATACCGTTTTCTACGTTACGTTTGATAAGAACGCCACGGTCCCAAAGAGCATTTGCCACCCCAGCGTAGCCAGCAGCGTAATCGACATAGCATCCAACAACAGCGCCCATATACTTTTTCCCTGTGTTCCCACCCAAGCAAGCAAAATCAAAGAGGTGTGAATGCCCCGAAGTGCACGATTCCATAGCTGAAAGAACTTGTTTTCTCGCAGGGTTAATACCCCCAATAGGCCTCCGCATAACGCCAGAAACAAAATAGTGGGCATAAGCAATACCGTCAACACGAGCTGGCTCCAAGAAATCGTGGACTTCCCATTTAAAGTCTTTCGGGCATAGGTCGTCTTTAGATATGACACCAGCAAAGCGAGGGTTTTTCTCAACGAAGCGGTCTGCTCTGACGTCATGGTTACCCAAGCACTTAACTTTTCTAGGGCGCTTCTTTTTAGTCTTTCGAATTTCATGTTCAATCCTCTCTTCAGCGTCTAGCGCAGCGTCAACGTCTCTTCGGTATCGCCCGCCTTCAATCTCAGCAGCAGTTGCGTGGTCGCAAAGAGACGCCATGTCTGCCATATCTCCAATATCAATTACAACATCCGGCTTAACGTCAGCAATTAGCTTACCTAGCCAAGTGAACCTATCGTTTGGGTGGTCCGGGTGTGCGTGACTGTCTGGGATTACAAGGTGTGTTTTACCCATTTTATTCCTCTATCCATTCTCTAGGGACTCTCCGTTCAGCCCACTTAAAACTATTGCGGTCTGCCCATTGAGCATATGTAGTCTTACTGTTTTTCCGTAGCTTATTAGAAGCGTTCATAAATACAAAGCGTATATCTCTGTGGGGGTGCGCCCGTCTGACGGCCAGCATTTTCTGCCTGTCAAACTGGGTCAACCGCCCTTTTGCTTCAATAACGATTCCGTTAGGAAGAACCCAATCGGGGAAGTAGTCGTGCTCTATTTGATAGTGCATAGACTCTGGCTCATACTTTGCATCACACTCATTACGCACTAAAGCTTCGTGTATGTCTTCCTCAAATTTTGAGCGAAACTTTATGACCTTTCCCAATTGTTGTCCTTTCCTACTTCGTAAACATCTGGTTCTCTTTCAACGTTAACAAGAAAGCGAGGACCGTTAGAGTAGATAAACGTCCTGAGACCCTTACCTTCATTTACATCGTCCCAACACTTAAACTTGTAGCCACAGTAAGAGCACCCAACAGAAAGCTTCAAGTTACCGGACTTGCCGTCTTCAACAGGCGGGTAACATCGGTCGGGTATTGAGCCTTTGACCATAGCTTGCTTTCGTTTGGCCTCTTCTCTGACATTGTAAGCCACAAGCTCTTCGCTAGAGACTTTCATCAGGCAAAGCGCACCAGAGGATTTGTCTACTGCAAGGAACGCACCTTCTTTGCCTGGTGTCAAAGCCTCCACATAAGCCGCTAGCTGAGCAATATATCCAAATGCGTCGTCGTCTCTTAGTGTGCCGTTTTCAAACTTCTTAAAAGCATATTGAGAGCAAGATTTAACATCAACAACTACTCCGTCGATTATAGCATCAGGGTGTCCGGGCACTCCTTCAATTTCGACTTCTGCTTGTTTGTGAGTAACTGTGTGACCGGCTACTTCACAAAGTGTGAGAAGAACTTGCTCCCAAATATCTCCAAACATAAACTTTAGGTATGTTTGAGGCTGTAGTTCTTCTTTGTCTGCAGGGGGAGAATTAAGGTCATACCAAACTTGTCTGTCGGGCTTACCTATGTTTGACATTCTTAAATATTGTTCTCTTTCTCTACCTTCTAGTCTTAGCTTAACAATGTCAGCGATACCGTTTCCCATTGCCTTTGCTAAAGCTTCGTCAACTACTTGAGGTTGCTTGAAAATATTATATAGGTCTTCTACAAGAGTGTCAATAGTCTTCAAGCGGCTTCTTCTTTTTCTTCTTTAACTAGGGAGTTAATGGCTTTCTCTGCTTTTCGCAATCCTGTTGAAGCCTCCATTAGAACGTGCCTTAGCTCTGGGCTTTCTGCAACAGTATAATAATAGTCCACAGCATTTGCGATAAGAGTTAGTTGATTTGAGATTGGCCTAAGTTTAAACCTAATGGCGGAGTCTTCCATTTAATTCCTTTCAAAGTATGTATACACAATAGATAGCAGCGGGTAGGAGGGTTAGCCCCTGTTTAAGCTCACGGAGGGAAGCCCCGCCACCACTTTGTTCACCGTCTTGCAAGTAAGGCTCTTAGCGCGACGAGCCTACGGTGAACTTAACTATTAAAAGGGAACGTCATCATCAAGAAACTCTTCAGATGCGCCCTGGCCAGCTTGACCGTCATCGTCATCCTTATCATCTGGGAACATATTAGCAATATAAGGATTGTAGTCAAGAACCTTGATAGCCTCAACCCAAACAATGTTTCCGTACTTGAGACTTTGGTTAAGCTTGAACCGGACAGTAACCTCTGAGCCGTTGCCAATGAGAGTGTTAGCGTCCCAAGGAGAGTTATCCGGCCCATAAATCGGAATTGGGCTCATGTTATTGCCCTCCCTTGTCAGCCCACTACGG